AAAAATTATGATGCGGTTTATTCTGGGCATATTCATTATAGACAAACTAAAGGAAAATTAAGATTAGTAGGAACTCCTTACGAATTAACAAGATCGGATTCGGGCAATACCAAGGGCTTTGATATGGTTGATCTAGGAACCATGGAAGAAACCTTTTACGAAAATACTATATCACCTAAGTTTGTAAAGTTCTATCTTACAAGTCTTTATAATGTTCCTCTTGGTGAATTTAAAGATAAAATTAGAAATAATTTTGTAGACTTGTATGTTCCTTCCAATATTGCAACAACAAGCGCCCTATCAAGATTAATAAACAAAGTGCAAAAAATAAGTAGAAGAATAGAACCAAACATATACGAATTGGATTCCTTTTTAGATAAGGACCTTTATGATATGGATGAAATAGAAGATCTTTATAAGAACTATAACATTCTGCATTTATGTAATACATTCGTCGATGGTCTACCACATGACAAAGAAACTAGAAAAAGAGTTAAGACTAGTCTAAAAAACTTGCACGATAAATGTGCATATAATTACGATAACGAAGCATGAAAATCAAATCAATAGAATTTAAAAACTTTGCATCATACGGAAATTCAATTCAAAAGATTGAATTCGAAGATGATAAGGCGGAGTTGTTATTGACTCTTGGTAAAAATGGCCATGGTAAAACCACCATTGCTAATGCAATTGTATATGCGCTTTATGGTAAAGTTGAAGGTGTTAAGATGGCAGACCTTCCAAATAGAATCAATAAGGAACTATGGGTAAGAATTGAACTTCAGTGTAAAGCAACTACTATAGAAATCGAGAGAGGTTTAATGCCTAATAGGTTTAAGGTTCTTTTAAATGGAGTTGAATTTGATAAAGCAGGTAAAAAATCAGTACAAGATTATTTAGAAGAAGAAATATTCGGAATCCCATACCATGTATTTAAAAACATTATAATTCTATCTGTAAATGATTTTAAGTCATTCTTAACAATGACTAATCATGATAAAAGACAGATTATTGATAAGATGTTCGGATTCTCTATTCTTAATGATATGCAAAGGCAAATTAAAGATGAAAGAAGAGATCTTAAAATAGAATTAGATTCTTATGAAAAAGAATTAAGCCAACTTAGTGAAAACATAGTTTCTGTTAATATGAAATTAAATCAATTATTAGCAGAAGCTGACACTAAAAACAAGGAAGAAATAGAATCTTTAAAAACTAGCCTTAAAAAATATGATTCTAATAGAATTAAATTAGAAGAGGCAAGCACTAAAGTATCTGTAATGATTACTTCTAATTCTTCTGATTTACAAGAAAAACAATCTAAATATACTTCACTTAAATACGAGTTAGCAGAATTAAAGAAAAAACTAACATTGTATGAAACTGATAAATGCCCAACATGTGAAGGTGAACTAACTTCTTCTTTTCACCAAGAAAGAAAAAAAGAAATAGAATCTAAAACAGAATCTCTTCCATCGGATATTTCAAAGGCTGAAATAAAGGTTAACGATATTAAATCTAATATCGCAGATCTAAGAATTAAAGACAAGGCAATTAATGATAAGGTGTCTACTATTAATACTAACATTAGAAATTTAAAGAATGAACTGGTAAAGATAAAAGATTCTTTAAACTCTAATAATGATTTTTCACACCTAAAACAAATTATTGAAGAATTTGAAACACAAGAATCATCAAAGTCAAATTTAAAAGATGAAACTTCTGGTAACTATAATTTCTTAGAAATAATAGAAGAAGTTCTAGGAGAAGATGGTGTTAAGAACCTTGCGATTCAAACTATTCTCCCAGGTCTTAATGCTAATATTGCTGCAATGGGTCAGACAATGCACCTACCTTTCCATATAAGATTCGATGAAAAGTTTAATTGTCTTATCAATCATTTAGGAGAAGAGATCAATCCACTTACATTATCAACAGGTGAAAGAAAGAAGGCAGACTTTATTATAATTATTGCTATTATTAAAATACTTAAACTAAGATTTCCACAATTAAACCTTTTATTTCTTGATGAATTATTAAGTTCAGTTGATGCAGACGGTGTCCATAATATTCTTAAAATATTAAGTACCGTAATTAAAGAAAGCAAGATTAATACTTTCGTAATTAATCACACTGTTCTTCCACATGAATTATTTGATAAAAAGATACAAATATATAGAGAAAATGGATTCTCTAAACTCGATATAGAGGTTATAGAATAAAGATATATAAATCAAATAAAAAGATTTCACTTAAACATGAATAACAAAATCTTAAAATACGATCAGTATTTAAATGAGGCTATGAAAACAGGTTCAATCGAACTTGTAAATCCTTCTCTAAATAAAGCAGCTACAATAATCGCAAGATTTGTAAATAAGAAAACAAAGAAGGACTTTAAAAAGTTTCCATTTGAAATGATAACTGATATGGGTTCTGGAGTAATGTTTTACTCGAGTAAAGGTACAGAGGCATTTATGGTAACTGCCGCTGCGGCAAAAAACCCTGGTATTGTGGGTTCTATAATCTATTTCTCAGATGCAGCAAACGCTAAATCTGATTTTTCTATTTCATCTGAAACATTCCCAATCGTTAAATTAGTTGGAGAATTTGTTAGATTAATGGATAAAAAATACGTTGCATCTATACAGGAGTCAATGTTATTAGAAAGAAGAACTAAAAGAGCATTCTCTAAAGAAGAAATTAAAATGATCGAGGCTAAATTAGCAGCTGGAATGGCGGTTAATAAAATAGCAGACGAATTAGAAGTTCCTTATTCTTCAATAATGAATATTAAGAAAGGACAACAGGTTGCAATAAAGCCTACTGCTGCTGAAACACAAAATGATATGACTCTTAATGATAAGGTTAAATATCTTGAAGAAACAATGGAAGATATTTATGAAATATCTAGAAGAGTGGCTGCAGGTGCATTTAATTCCTTATTTATTTCGGGTAGAGCAGGTACTGGAAAAACATATAATGTAGAGAGAGCAATGAAAGATGAAGGTCTTGTCGACGAAGAAGATTACGTTATGGTTTCAGGTGCAGCATCAGTTATTATGATGTATAAGAAATTCTATCAATATAGAAATAAGACATTAATCTTTGATGACTGTGATGCAGTATTTAGAGATGAAAATGGTAGAAACTTAATGAAAGCGGCATTAGATACAAAGAAAGTAAGAAAAATCTCTTATTTAAAAAAGACTAAAGCAGTATACGATCCTAAAGATGTAAGTCCTGAAGAAGCATTTAATTTAGAAGAAAGTGGAATTGTTCCTAACTCATTTGAATTTGCAGGAAGAGTAATTTTTATTTCTAATTTAGCAAAAGAAAAGGCAGATCCAGATGGAGCTATTAGATCTAGATCTATTTTAGTAGATGTAAATCCAGATGATGCAACTTTAATGGAAAGAATGGAAAGGTTATTACCTTATTTAGAACCTACTGAGATGCCACTTAAAGAAAAGGAAGAAATCTACGAATTCATGAAAAATGCAAACGATATTTCTATGAGAACATTCGTTAAAGCAGCTGGTTTAAAAATGTCAGGTTTACCAAATTGGCAAAGAGCTGCGACAAGATACTTATAATATATGGCTACATACAATCTTAAATATAATACTGACGATTCTATAATTAGACACGTAATCATAGGCTTGATATCAGACTTAAATAATAAAGTATGGTTTCAAAGGCAAATTAATGCTAATGAAAGAAAGGATATAGATGTTCCTTTTTATTATTCTATATCAGGAGATGATCAGTTTCTAAGAGACAATTTCTTATTCACTACCTCAACGGGAGAAGACTGCTATCCAGATCCTGGGTTTGCAGATGGTAATTATGACGTAATTCCCAGAGGAGTTGCCAGAATAACATCTATTTCTATAGAATCTTCTAAGCTTGTAAATAAAAGAATAATGGGAAATTACTCAAGACTAGATGAAGAAGGATCTTTACAGTCTTATTCTTCTGAATTTGAAATGATTCCGATTCTTTTAAATTTTGATATAGAAATATTAGTATCTTCTATGTTAGATTCATTAAAGATCACTGAGATGATTATAAAAAGACTTTATAAATCTAATTACTTTAATGTAGAAGTAGGACATCTAGATGAAGGAACATATAGACTACCTTCTTATTATGCTCTTCCAGATGATTACACTGTTGAAAACCCAATAGATTTTAGCTTTGACGACAAGGAAAAATATAAAATAACATTCCCAATAGAAGTAAATTCATTTATACCTTCTTTCTCAAACACACCAGATGGAAATCCAGGAACAGGCGGTTCAGGAGGCTCGGGTAATTTTGATTCTACAGGAAGTGCATATCAATATGGTTCCGGTGGAAGTTCAGAATTCCATGCTGGAAATAGAATGTTTGAAATAAAACAAAAATCAGTAACTTCAAATAAAGGAGAAGCTAAAGACGAGCAAATACAGGCACGCCCTGACGATCCTAATATAATTGATGAAAATGATCTAGATATATAGTTAAACAATAAAATCAAACGAATAATAAAATGACAAACATGTTAGCACCTTTCGTAAAAATTGAAGAAAACATTCAATTCTATTTAAATAATAGAGCATACGAAATAAAAGAAAACAACATTGAAATTATCGAAAGACCAACTAATAAAGATTTCTTAAATGCAATTACTGTATTTGAAAACTTCGATATAGTAGGAAACGATATCAAATGGTATAACAGGGGTTCAAAATTCATTTACAACATTGAAGAAGGAAAGTTCTACAATGGAACATCTGAAATTAAAGAATCATTCTCAACATACGTATTAGCCGGCGGACTAGTTAGATATGAAAACAAAAATAAAGCTGAATTATTTGAAAACCTTTCTACAATTGTAGAAAACTTCATGCATTTAGACTTCGCTACTACGTTTAAGAAAGGAGGTGTCACTGTTGATTTATTTAAATTAGATGAAAGTCTATTTATTTCAAGATTCAACGAAGACACCAAATTATCTAAATTCTTTAAAGCCACTGCAAATGAAGCAGTATCTTATATTAAAGAAGAAACAACAGAAGACGCTTCACCTCTAGTAATTGAAATGCTAGAAGGAGAAACTTTAGAAATCGCTAAGACATCTGAAGAAAAAGCAAAGTATGAAAATGTAATTTCTTTCTTAAAAGATCAAAGAGGCTTATTAGCCGATGCTGATAAATCAATTGAAGAAATTAAAGCTGCTGATTCTCTAATTAATTCAGAGATCAAGGTATGGGAAGATAAGATCGAAGCCTTAAAGGCGTAATACGTATCATCGTAAAATAGAGAAGGGACCATTGGTCCCTTTTTTAGGTTAATAAACTTTTTAACATTTTTGAGTATAATCCCTATAAATAAACCAACAACATTGTGGCTAAAAGAAGAAAATCAAGAAACTACTTAAATAACAGAGATCTATTCGATCAAATGGTCCTTTCAAAAGAACAGGATAAATTGACAAAGGATGCTGAAAAAATGTTAATTCTCTTAGCTGAAAAGGCGATTAATAGAATGAGATATGTCAGTGAGGATGATAGGAACGATTGCCTACAATTTGCTATACTAGATCTTTTAAAATATTGGAGAAATTTTAATCCAAAATATCCAAATGCATTTGCATACTTTACGGAGATTGCTAAAAGAGGATATGCAAAGGGATGGAACAAAATACATCCTCAAAAATACAAAGGAACTCTATCTATAGACAAAGGATCGGGTAACTCTGAAAATCAAACAGGAATTTATAGCATCTAATGTCAATAAAGAATGTCAAACCAACTAAAAATTCAGGATTCAATCAAGGGTATTATAAACCTAATAATCCTTCTAAATATGCCGGACCTACTCCGATCATATATAGAAGTTCCTGGGAACGTAAGTTTATGATCTGGTGTGACAAAAATGAAAAGGTAAGTATGTGGTCAAGCGAACCAGTTGAAATACCATATTGGTCAAGGCAAGATTCTACAAAAAGAAAATATTACCCTGATTTTTACTTTAAGGCGATACAGCCTGATAATACGTCAAAGGAATATTTAGTAGAAATAAAACCAAAGCAGCAAATACAAAAACCAGAGATGCCAAAGGTAAATTCTAAAAAGGCGCTTAAGTCGTATAAGTTTTTAGCAGAGCAGTATGTTAAAAATATGGATAAATATAATGCAGCTAAAGAATTTTGTTCCGGTAGAAATTGGAACTTTATAGTTCTTACTGAAGAAACAATAATCAGTGGATTACACTAAAATAAATTAAAGTTAATAATATGATAACAGTATTTGACGATTTTATAGAAGATCAAGAATTATTAGATGCAATCGCAGAAGAAGGAGATTCATTCTATATTCCTACGGGGAATTACACATATTGGAAAGGATGGTGGAACAAACCGGCTTCTAATCTAAAGCAAAGATTAGCACAGTATATATGGGAAACTAATTTACCCGTTAAACTAGATATCAAGGCCGATGGCTTTGAATATTGGACAGGTTTACAAACAGCAAGCGAAGATGGAAGAAGAAACTATCTAGAACTACACTATGATGATGACGTACACCTTAGAGAAAAAACCGGAGAGAAAATGTTTCCAGTTCTAGGATGTGTATATTACCCACCTGGCTTCAACTTTAAAGGAGGAGATCTTCTCATATACACAGATGGTGAGAAAGAATCTCCAGAAAGAATTAAAACTAGATCAAATAGATTGGTTATATTTAACCCAGGAGAAGTTGTTCATGGAGTAGACACCGTAACTGAAGGAACTAGAGGAGCTATTGCAATTAATATATGGGCAGAAGAACCTTGGTCAGTTGGACAAGGCTTAATTAAAGTAGAATAAATTTAAGGCTATTGATGGGCTATATTAAGGAAGAAATAAAAAAATTGACAAAGGGAAAAGGAAAGGCTAAAGCCTCGAAAGAGTCATTGTCATGGTTTGAAAAATGTCTGAGCGATAATAAACAAAAAAGTGTCGGATCTACTCGATCTAGGTTTATTCCCGGAAAAATGTATGTATTTGATTACAAACCAATAACAAAGGATATTCCCTGGTATGATGATAATCCGGTCGTTGTTGCTTTAGATCCATACGATGGAGATGATATAGGGATTAATATCACTATGCTACCTCCTAAATTTAGAGAAGACTTTTTAGACGAAATATACAGTAGATATCAATCAACTATTAAAATAGCTTCTAAAAAAGATGATGCTAAGAAACAAAAAGGCCTATTAAAATTTTCATACCAAGGAGCAAAAAGATATCTTGAAACATTCGGATACGATTTTGCTATTAGAAGATACAAGCCTTCTGGTAAATCTAATCAAGCTGTTGTTGCATATAAAGACTGGTGTAAATTGGCAATATGCGACTTTAATTCTCTTCAAGGGATTAATAAACAGCAGTTGATTAAATTATTTGAAGATCATCGTAGAAAAAAGAATATATAAAGAGAAGTATAATACAATTGTAAATTTAACACATGGCAGGATTTATAGAAAGAAATGGACCACTAAGTACTGGTAAAAGATCATTCACCCTAAGTGATACTCTAAAAAGACTCTCGTCTTTTGGAATGTATTACGATGATTTAGTCTTAAGACAATCACAGGCAATAGGTCCCGTAGAGGATGAATTTGGTTACGGCCAAATGAATCAGATGGGTCTAGATGACGACAACATGTATGGTGCGTTTGCTGCATTATCAATGGCAGACACTACCATGAGGAAAAACATCCCTTTCTTCGACCAGGGATATGAAGGCAAGAGAGATGAATTAAGAAGATTTTCTACACACGATGAAATAGAAGATATATTAGACATCTTATGTGATGAATCTATAGTATATGATAATAAAAACTTTATTGGAAATCCAGAACTTATTGGAATGGATGTTTCTGAGGAAGTTACAAAATACTTGAACAAATCATTTAGAGATTTATACCAATATTTTGGATTTAACTCTGATCAATCTGCATGGTACTTCTTTAGAAAGTTCCTAATCGATGGATATCTTTCTTTTGAAATAATATACAGTCAGGAACAAGACCAAATTATAGGATTTAAAGAAATAGATCCTATTACATTAATGCCAGGTTATAATAAAGATGACGGTAAAAAAGTATGGGTTCAATTTAAGGATGATCCAGTCAAGGAGAGAGTTCTATATGATTCACAGATCATCTATATTTCTTATTCTTCAATAACCACTGCCTCTAGGGTAAGTTACTTAGAAAGACTTATAAGATCATTTAACTTGATGAGAATAATGGAACACACTAGAGTTATCTGGGCCGTTACTAACTCATCATACCGAATGAAGTTTATTATCCCAGTTGGTG